ATTTGTACCGTCGCCACCTGAAGTGGTGCCGCCGCCGGTGCCGAGCCTGTTGGTGCCGCCCGCGCCGCCCGCCGATGAGGTTGGGGTGCCGCCCGCGCCGCCGCCATTTGCGCCACCGCCGCCGCCACCGCCGAAACTTGAGTTGGTTTGAGCGCCGCCCGCGCCGCCCGCGCCGTTTGGACCCGCCGCGCCGCCGCCGCCACCGGCGCGGTTATTGGTGCCACCCGTGGACGATCCGCCCGCGCCGCCGGAGAAGGTGACCGCGCCAGTTGATGCAGAGGCCTGACCGCCCGCGCCGCCCGTGCCGGTGGATGGCCCGCTGCCGCCCTTCGCGATGAGCGAGCTAGTGTTGAAAGTTGTGTCGCCGCCCGCCTGCGCAGTGGAGACGCCGCCTGCACCAATGGCGTAGGCGATGGTCGCGCCAGCCGTAGCTGAGAAATTACTGATCTTGGCGTAAGCGCCACCGCCGCCGCCGCCAAGGACGCCGCTGTTCAGGGCCTTGCGGCCAGCCGCGCCGCCGCCGATAGCCTCAATCGTGTTATTGGCGCTGTCCCAGTCCGCCGGGACAGTCCACGATGTACCGAATGTGAGGACAATAACCGGCATTAGACGGGGCTTTCCCCGACCTGCGGGTTAGGATCGACAAAAGCGTCGGCTTCAAGGTCGTACAACCATCCGAAGGCGCAGTCTCGCTCACCGAGGCTAATCAGGTAATAGCCATCCGGCGCGGCGTCTTGCGACGGATCGGCGATGATGATGTTCCTGACGATATTGGTTTCGAGTTCGATCAACGCCGAGCGCATGTGGAGCTGCACCTACTAGGTCATGGTAAAAAAGCCGTTGGTCGGCGTTGCAATCGCCAACACGTTACCCGCCGTGACTGTGACGTTAGCAGGCGTGTTATCGAGCAAGACGAAAGCAATGACTGGGTTGGTGACCCCGTTCGCCGTGCCAGACTTATACAAGACCGCATAGCGCGCGACGATGGAGCCGCCTGAAGCGGTCCATGAAGCCGTAGAAGCACCGGCACCGTATTTCGCCGTCGAACCAGAATACGTGACGGTCGCCCCAGTGACTGTCACACCGCCCGCGGCGTAACCGTTTCCCGCGGCGACCTCATTGGCCGTGGAATACGTGGTGATCGAACCAGACGTGAAAGCCGCTGTTGATGTAAACAACGCGACTTTCAGCGTGTCGGTATCCATGTCGATGGTGCCGTCGCCAATATACTCCTTGGCGCTGTCGAAGACAGTCCATGTGCCTGCAGCCATGGGTCAGCCCCTCCGAGGTGAGACCTCTGTTACAGGTTGCCGGACGTCAGCGTGAACGAGGTCACCGTAAACTGCTGCCCGACGGCAAACGTCGCGCTATCAGCGATCATATCAGTGCCCGTCGTGCCGAACGTCCCCTGCATGACGACAGTCGTGCCATCCGACTTGTAGATGCGGAAGTGCCCGCCGGTGCCCGCTGCGTCGGCGCTGGCGTCCTGCCATGTCCCGAGCTTAGCCTTCGTGCCGCCGGAAGCCGCCGCCATCCAGTCGGACGGCAAGTTAATCGTAGCAAGCACCGTGCCGCTGTCGGCGGTGGCGCAGTTCGCCGGGGCCGCACCGGAACGGATTTTGAGGACCGCGGACACGCCAGCCGTGCTCTCGATAGTATCGAGGCGGGCATTGTTCACTTCGAGAGAATACTGAATAGCCATGGGTTAACCTCAAAGTTAAGTGAAGGCCGGGAAGGACCAGTTTGGTCCACCGTAGCCGCGATTGACGACGCGCTGGGCCTCGGCGATGGCGCGCACCGCGCGCTTGGCGTGCCAGCCCGCCAACTTCTCTGACGTCCACGGACGCGATGGGATCGCATACATGCGCGACAAAACCAAGTCCTTCAGCCCCTCATACTCCTGCAGGAGGAGATATTCCGGGACCGCGGAGCTGCGCTCCGGCGACAGGATCAGGAGGATCGTGACCGGACGGTCTTCGCTCGGCGCTTCACGCAGCTTGATCGAATTGGACTGGCCGTCGAACCACATGATCTCCGCGCCGTGCATGCCCTCAACAAAGTTGGGGACTGGGCGCAGCTGCGAGGCCGTGTCGCCGACCATAAGGATTTGCGACAGGTGCGCGCCTGCCGGGACGGTCAGCGGGTAAGAGGTGCGCCCTACGCGCAGAACGATGTCCTGCCGAAAGCGGAACGCCGTCGAGCGCTGGAAATATTCCATCACAGCGTCGTTGAACTCGTTGTCGAGGAAGGCTTCCGTCGCGCCGCCAAGGCGGGCTTGGATGGCTTCGAAGATGCGGTCTTTGGTGGCCATGGCTTATGCCCCCTTCACGAGCGCCGTGTAGAAGGCGGAATGGAGGAGTGCAGCTCGCTTGTCATTGGCGAACTCGTCGTCGCGCATCTCGGCGCGGCCCACGACATAGTTCACGACGGAGCTGAAATACATGTCGTCAAGGGGGAATGCGTCACTGCCTGAGCCCACGCGCTGAAGCTCGGTGCGCAGCCTGCCGACAAACAGGTCAGGGCGCAGGCGACGGGCTTCGAAGATCGCTTCGTTGATGGCGTAGAACAGGCCGTCGTCCGAGTAGCGGTACGGCGTGACCTTATCCTGCAGCAGCTCACGCGCCTGCGCCAGAACGTCTGAAACGAGCAGATGCGACATGAGCGCCCCAAGGTAGGAAAAGAAAGGGGCGGGTGTTGCCCGCCCCCGTAGTCTTTAGGCCGCGACGGCGACCAGTTCCGTGATCATCGTACCGTCCACGACCTTGGAGCCGTAGATCGAGAGGCCGCGCATGATCTGACCGAAGGTCAGCTCGGAGCGCATGCTCTCCAGCTTGCTGATCTGCGACGCGAAGGTGAGGCCGCTTGAGTGGCCCGCGTAGCACTTGGTGTAGGTCGCGCCCGAAGCCGGGAGCAGGTTGGACGTATAGAGCGTGAAGCGGTCGATCATGCCGAGACGCCCGTTGCGAAGCGGGGTCTGAGCATCGCCGGTCAGCGAAGCGTCCTTGAGGTCGGACTTCTTGATACGCGCGGCCATCCACGGGGGGATGACGAGCCAGCGGCCCGTCTCCGGGACGTTCTGCTCATCGAGAACCTGACCCATGTCGATGATCTTGTCGATCACCGTGGTCTTCGAGACGGAGGCCGGGGCCGCAGTGGTGCCGAGCGAGATGCCCGCCGAGATGCGGCCAGCGGTCAAGCCCTTGTTGGCGGAAGAGACGCCAGCGGAGATGGTCGCGAGGACAGCCGTGTCGATCTTGATCTTCATCTGCTCAGAAGCGTCTTCCGACCACTTGCTGAGCATCTTGATGTCCATCTGGGTTTCCATCACGTCGTCGAGGACGACGTTCCAGTAGTAACCCTTGTCGATGAGCAGCGTGACGATGTTGCTCGACGGGCGCTCAAGCGTCAGCGCCTGACCGTTGTCGTAGGTGTTGATCGTGATCGAGGGCTTGGTGCGGATGTTGACCTTGTCGCCCTGATTTTTGATTTCGCCTTCGTAATCGGTGTTCGAGATCGCGGCGAGGACCGTCGCGTCATAGAACTTTTCGATCATCTTGGACGACCAAATTTCAGGGATAAACGTCCCCGAGTAGGCCGTAGTAGGGGCCGTGCCGACTGCGAGCGTACCAGCGATAGGATATGCCATTGTGTGTTCCCTTTACGAGTTAGGCCTGCACCACCCGGTTCTGGGCAGCGGCTGCGATGATGGAGCGCTCGATTTGATCTTTCTCGGCTTCGCGGCCTCGGAAGACCCCCTTACGAACGTCCGCATAAAAGCGGCCAATGTCAGAGCGGGTCCAAAGTTCTGGTTCTTGTGGGGCGGAGGTGGCAGAGGCCGTGCGGCCCTGTCCGGGCGCGGCCATGCGCGCCATCGCAGTCTCCTGCTGCCTCTTCGCGGCGGGCGCGGCGGCAGCGGGCTTACGGTCATCGCCCTCGAATGCTCGGAAGAAGGTCAAAGCGCGCTCGGCGTCCTTGTTCTTCACTGCATCCTCAAGAAGGTGTTTTCTCGCAACGCCTGTGAAGGGGTCCAGCTCTTCCAGCCAGTCGAGAAAGCCTTCGTCTGTGTTCAGTTTACGCCACGCTTTATGCTCAGTGTCAAGGCGCTGCAGAAACTTTTCGTGGTGGTTCACCTCGACGGACGAGTTCACACCCACGAGATTGCGGGCGATTTCTTCAATCCGAGCTTCAATGCGCCGAATTTCGGGGAGCACGGCCTGAAGGGCCCGGCGTCCCATGAGGTCGAGCAGCTCCTCGCCATACTCGTCCACCTCTTCCTGATGGATCGGGACTTCGGCGGCGATGCTCTCGATGTCCACATTGTACTGCTTGGGTGCGGCTGTCAGCTCGCGCATCTGATTGGTCATCAGGCCAAGCTGCTCACGAAGCTCTCCAAGGTCGCGCGTCAGACGCGGCACTTCCTTGTTGTACTTGCCCTGCAGGACTTTGTAGCGCGCTTCCCATGCGTCGCCCTGCGGCTCGGGGGCCGGAGCGGGGGCGGGGTCTTGCGGAGCCGGATCGTCATCGTTCGAAACCACCGGCAAAGTAGTCGTCCCGTCGGAGGCGGGGTCGAGCTGCGGCTGGATTTCGGCGATCAGGCGATTGCCTTCGTCAACTTGCTTCTGGAGCTGAGAGGGGAGCGTCAAAGACGTATTCCTTAGTTTTTGCCCATCGTATCGCGGGCGGCTTCAATGCAGGAGACCATCTCCTGCGCACCCCTCGCGCGCCCCTGCATCACTTGGATGTTCTCAGGCGGCGCGACGAGGAGATCACGAGTGCACTCGTCCCTGTATTGACGCAGGTGCGCGAGAAAGGTCTCCCATGCGGGGCCACCCACAGCTTCCAGCGTCAGCACGGCTTGTGCGAGATTTCTGTCTTTCCTCACGCAGAGGGCTCTTCGGTCGGCTCGACCGGGGCGGGAGCGACCGGCGCGGGCGCTTTAACCTTGCGTTTAACGGCAACCGGGGCGACCGCCGGGGTCTCCTCGACCACGTCCGGCAGAGCATGGCCGACCGAGATTTCACGTTCCATCTTATGGCGCTGGCTGGACATCAGAGCATTCCCTTCTTGCGACGCGGGGGCGTCATGTTGAGCGTGGGTCCGAGAAACGGCGCAGACGAGACGCCTGCGTCACCTTTGGGGACACCGCGCGGCTGGGCGGCGGGTCGAGGAGCCCCAGCGATTTTCTGCGGCCCCATCTTTGGCAAGGCGTCGGGGGCGGTGTCGATCAGCCCGCCCTTCACGTAGCATTTCATGGTCAGTTCCCCGGTTGCATGAGGTTCAGGCGCGGCCCTTGCAGCTGCTTGGGCTTCGGCGGCGCAGCGCCGCTCGCATGCTTAGGATCAGGATCGGGCGTGCCGGGAGGCGCTCCGCCCGGATGCGGCGCTTGGCCCATGGCCTGCTGCTGGGCCAGAGCCTGCTGCTGGCGCTCCTTCTCGGCCAACTCGCTGTCGTCCGGCACGATCTTCTCGCCGTCCATGCCCAGCGTCTCGGCGACCTCGCGCAGGACATTGGCGCGGCCACGCAGGCCCATGATCTGGAGATCGACCGGGTTGCCGGTGGCGGTGAGGAACTCGATGCGGCGCTGGCGTTCAGCTTCCTTCTGCAGCGCCATCGACACGCCGCGCACGTTGACGTTCTCGTCGCCGCGCAGGAGGCCGGACTGGTCGGTCAGCATGACCATGTCGTAGAGCATCATCAGGGCTGGATCGACCACATCGCGGTCGATGTTGGCGGCGACGGTCTGGAGGATTTTGTTGGCGTTGCCCATCAGCAGCGACAGGCCCGAGGCCGTGCGGCCTGCGCCGCCAAGGCGCTCCGTGCCGGTGATGTAGCGAGGCAGCGCGGAGATTTCGTCCGCGATGTTCGTCATCTCCTTGTAGACGCCCAGCAGCTCCTGCGCATTCGACTTGGGCTGGAAGAAGTCCACCGGCTTCTGGTTGGCGGCGGAGGTGACGGTCGGGTCGGAAACGACATGCCATCGCTTCCACGGATACAGCTCCTCGCCGTCCGAGCCGGGGGCCATGCGCTCGTCATTGACGATGACCTGCGGACCAGAGGCGATGGACAGGTTGTTGACCAGCGCGCGCAGGCAGGCGTTGGCGACGTCCTGCACGTCCTCCAGAATGTCCGGGAGGGCGTTGCCAACGACCGTGCCGGGCATCTTCTCGAACGAGGTGATGAAATAGGGGTGCCGCTTGCGCGGGTTCGGGTTGATCTGGACCTTGATCACTTCCTTGCCGACGAGCCATGCCTGCACGGCATAGTCGCGGCTGGGGTCGCTGATCTGGTTGATGTCGAGGCCGTATTCGAGCAGGAGCGAGCCCTGCACGTTGCCGTGGTATTCGAGGCTGTCGATGAGCCCCGAGGTGTTCTGGTTCGGGTCTTCGCGGCTCTCGGCCAAGGCCTGATCGCTGTCGGAGGGCGCGATCCAGTCGCGCAGGCCTCCGCGGCCATGGTCGCTGAGCACGCGGACGATGGCTTCCTTGTCGTAGCCGGGCAGGTCCATGACGGCGTTCAGGTCGGCGCGCGTCAGGCGCACGCGTTCGATGACCTCGGCGTCAGCGATGTTGGCGACGCCCGGCGACCACCACAGGTCGAACGGCGACACGCGATCCCAGAACATCTTCGGGCGCATGGTGACGACCGGCTGGCCCTGCTCCCAGTGCATGTCGGAGACAACGCGGACGACCGGCCCCTTGATGCAGGCGTAGGGGAACATCGGCAGGTCAACGAGGAAAGCGGCGAGCGCGTCGTAAAACCCGCCCTCGACCAGAATATCGTTGAGCGCATCCTCCGCGCGCTTGGCGGCTTCGCGTGATTTCTTGACCGAGGCGCGGAAGGCGGCGGCTTTCAGCGTGGCGATGCGGTCGAGCACGACGCTTTCATCCACCGGCTGCCCGGCCTGCATCAGGCTGGCGATCTCGGCGGTGACCAGCTCTTCGATCTTGTCGAAAATGTCGTCAGGCAGGTCTGGAGACGGTGTCGGGTCGAGGGTCCATGGCCGCTCGTTGGAGAGGTAGACGTCGCGCAGCAGCGAGGTCGCGCCGCGGCACTTCACGCCGATAAGCCGGGCGTAGACCTCGGAGCCCTTGAATTGCCGAATTTGCGTCAGCTTCTTGGCATCGTATTCGCCGTTGAACGCCTGCAGGCCCTTGATCAGCCGCGTGTCCCAGCCGCGCGTCGAGCTGCGGTGGTTGCGGAACATCTCAAACCGGCCTCGGATGTGCGCGGCGAGCCGACTTGCGAAGGGGGACGTCGCCTCTTGAATGGCGGCACGGTCTTGCTCTTGCTCACGCTGGGCAAGGGCGGCTGGCGAAACGACCTGCAGAACCATTCGTAAGCTCCCAATGAATGGTGTATGTATAGACGCAATTAACCAGACAGGAAAGCGTCATGGAAAATTTGCCCGCGTTCCGGGAAAATAAGGTGGTCGCGCTGGCCCGCGAGCTGGCGATGGACATCAACGAGATGGATGACATCTTGAAGATGTACCAGATCAGCGAGGACGAGTTCGAACAGCTCAAGGCTGACCCGGCGTTCCAGACGGTGTTCGATGCGACCCTCGTGGAGTGGCAAGCCGCGACCAACACTGAAAAGCGCGTCAAGGTCAAGGCGGCGTCATCGGTCGAGAACTCGCTGCTCAACCTGCATGCGGCGGCGAACGACAAGAACCAGCCGCTCAATCACCGCGTGCTGGCGCTGCAATTCATCTCCAAGATGGCGGGGCTCGCGGAGCCGGAGACCAAGGGCCCGACCGGCAATGGCTTCTCGATCACCATCAACATGGGTGAGGGTCACACCAAGACCATCGAGGCGACGGCGATCACCCAGATTAACGCCGAAGTTAATGCGGCTTGAAGCGAAAATCGGAGACGGGGCAGGCCCACCAGCCTAGCTCCTCCCTGCCGCAGACGAAGGTGACGGCGTCCTCGTGCTCGCACTCCTCGCCGTAGGCGTTGTAGAATGTGGTGACCTCCAAGAGGAAGTTCTTGGTGAGGGCCACCTCTTCCTCGAAATCGACCGCCTCAACCGCAAGGCCGGGCTCCGCCACCATCCATGTCATGTCCATGCCCCCACGGGAATGATCGGTCTTGGCTTGAAGTTGCGGCGCGACATGATCTTACCCGGCAGGTCGGTAGCGACCGCCAGACAGCCGTATTGGAAGGCGTCAGCGATGTGCGACGCGCCGTTCTTGTCGGGACTGGGCTGCAGCTCGCCCTTGGTATTGCGGCGGTAGCGATAATCGAAACGCAGCGCCTTCACCAGACTGGGGCAGCGGTTGGCGTCGATCAGGACGGCGGGACCGAGGCCGCGCCCCTGCAGGAACAGCGTCTCGCACGCACGCAGCCGCGCGCCGATGTCGTTCGTGGTGGCCGGGTAGGCGCGGAAGCCCGCCGACTTGAGCACGTCGAAGCAGCTCATCTCGTTGACTTGGCTTTTGGCCGTGCCCGCGGGATCGCCGATCACGTAGAACTCGCGCCCCTGATATTTGTCGCTGAAGAGCACCGGCTGCAGTTTCACCTTGGCGAACTGCTCCAGACCCATGTCCTCGGAGACGATCTCGTCCAGAACGTGCAGGCGGCCTTCCGGCGTCAGCTGCATGAGCAGGGCGGTCGGCGTGCGCCCGAAGTCCATGGCGATCATCACTGGGCGGAATGGGTTGACCGGCAGCGAATTGTTGGTGGTGTGGCGCTCGACGTTGAATGAGGCGCGGAACACCGCCTGCCCGGACACGTCGATGCCGAAGTCATTCTCGATGTAGACCTTGCACCATTCCTCGGACTGGCCCTCGGCGAGGCGCTGGTAATAGTTCGGCGGAAGGTTGGGGACGTTCTCGGCTTCCGGCGACAGGCCGGACGGCTGGCGGAAGAACTCGTACTCCGGCGGCTTTTCGAGCACCAAGAAGCGATGCCACTCCGAGCCCTCGTTGAAGGAGTTGGTTTCGCCGATCACGCCAAACCATGACGGCCCGCCGGTCGGGTGCTCGGGCGTCGGCGGCACCAAAATCTTCGATGGGTAGCGGCCCAGTCGGCCTGTGATTGGCGCGAGCAGGCGGAAGTCGATCTCGCGGAACTCGGACAGCCACGCGCCGGTGAGCTGCGTCGAGAGCAGGCGGCGCTGATCGTCGGGCGTGTCGAGCGGCATGAGCATCAGATCGGCGTGCACGTCGCCCGCCCTGATCTGGATCGTACTGTCGGTGGTGTAGAAGCGGCAGATCGGCGACAGGATCGCCTGCACGTCAGGCAGCACGGTCTGGCGGAGCTGCTGCAGGGTATTTCGGACGATGGCCCAGCGCGTGCGGCGGATGCCGTCCGCACCGGGGTGCTGTTCCGAGGCGCGGCGCATGATCTCGATGATGATGCCGGTGGTCTTGCCGGAGCCGACCGGGCCGGATACGAACCGGCCAAATTTCTCGCTCTTCATGAAGCGAGAAATGGTTGGCGGGGCATCATAGGTGAAACTACTCATCGCCCCGCCTTAGATCAGCACTTCCATGCGCGCAACGACTTGTTGATCCGCGAGTTCGGATCGTTGGCCGTCTTCTCGCTTGTGAGCTTTTTCTTCATGCCCTGCATCCGGGCGCAGAAGCTATCCCGGCGAGGTCCGCCTTCGGGCTGGGGGGCCTTGAGGCCGGGCTTGCCGGGGTTCGCTTCATTGTAGGCCTTGCGTCCCGTGGCATTGAGGCCGCCAGCGGGATTTTGGCCCGCCTTGCGGGTCCATGCCGGGGACTTGGCCATCAGCACATACCCTTGACTTTGCCGCCCTTCTTGAACATCGGGGCAGCGCCCTTCTTGGGCATCTTGCCCATCATGGCCTTGTCGGACTTCATGTCCTTGGCGCTTTTCTCGAAGGGGGCGGCTTTCTTACCCGCGAACGGGTTGGGCTTCATGGCCATGACTGGCTCCTCAGTGGGCGTTGAGAACTACACAGAACTACATAGAACTACCAGATATTGTCAGCTTGGCAAAGCGTGGTGCATCAGCCCGACGTATACCGCGCGTTCTGCGGGCCCATCTGCTGGTTCTGATACTTGCCGTCGTAGGGCCGCGTCGTGTCGTCCATCAGCTGGTGCCAGATGACCTGCGCGATGGGCATGCCGCCCTCTATGAGGAGGCGCGTCGGCCCGTTGTTGACCAGCTCCAACGTCAGCCAGCCTTTCCAGCCCGGCTCGATCACCGTGTTGAACACCGACAGGCCGCGCCGCGCCCATGTGCTCTTGTCATGCACGAAGGCGATCAGGTCGGTCGGCATCTGGAAGTGCTCGATGGTCGAGGCGAGCTTGAAATCGCCCGGCTCCAGCCTGAAGGTCTCATTGACCCGCACGTCATAGCCCGCCGGACCCAGTCCGTAGGTCATGCCGTAGATGGAGCTGCGTTCACAGAATGGCGAGACCAGCGTCTCGCGCATGGCGATCATTTGAGCGGGCAAAATCATGCGGCTATTCCTTTGCCGATATGCTTGAGGATGAACTGGCTGGGGGTGCCGTAGTAGCCCTTGATCTTGGGCCGCGCGGCGACGAAGAGCCGCTTGCGGCAGTCGGGGCAATACGACTTGCCCAGCTTGACCGGCGCGCCGCAATAGAAGCCGCCCGGCTGATCCGGGTCGAGCGTCACGTCGCGGCACATGCCGTGCTTCAGGTCAAAAATTGTCACCCTACCCGGC